TTGAACAAAAAACACTGCGCATCGGCGCTGCCCAATTTTGCAGCCATTAGGGCTTTTTCAATCACTTTCTCTTTGTGAATGCGACTGTCTGAGCTTTCGAGATCGCGGATCCAACCTGCGGCCATTATGTCGTCAAACCTTGAGTAACTGTAATCGATTTCATTCATATACTTAACGCCTTACCAGGATGAGTTATAAAACACTTTCAAGCCCATGAACATTTCTGTTCTAGCGGCTTTGATAAACGCCAGGTCATGGTCGTAGTAGTGTTGATCTGAATTGTCGCCAAAGAAGAAACCAGTTGTAGGCGGCAGTCGACGGTGTGTGACTGCTCGTTCGAGTTCGTCCAAGTCCTCGGCAGTGAGTTCCATTTCAATGCCGTTGAAGCTGTCATAGCTTAATTTTTTTTGTTCTGCAAGCCGTTCCATCCAGCCATGCAGGTTAGGATGCTTGCGCCAGTAGGCAATTTCACGCGGCTTGTTTACCTTTGTGTTCACAAGATCTTTGGTGGTTTCGTCCCACTCAGCACCGTCGTAGTATTCGCGTTGCTGACCTTCACGGGTGGCCACATAGGCATACATATCAAGACCCATAGTTTTCTCCTTGTTGATGGCGGTATTCGCGTTTGAGCCAATATTTGTATTTGGCAAAATATTCTGACATTGGATAGGGCGGCATGCGGCCAGTCCATTCTTCTATTTCGAGGCAGTGAGCATACCAACGTTGATTTAGCCAGCGTCGAAATGTCATGCTGCCTCCAACATGTTGGCAGGCACTTTCCACAAGCCCTGCGGGGTAGCCACTGTCACATACTTAATGGCAATCTTGCTCACGGTGCCCGACATAGTCATGCCACGTTTGGTGCTGTGAAACTTCACTGTGTCACCTTTGGCAAATTGGCGGATATTGTGTTTACGCAGGCTGGCCTTGGCAAATTGCACTGCACTGAGGATGCTGTCAAGTTCAGTGTTTGAAAACTCACCAAACATGATTGCAGAGTTAACTTGCTGGATCTTAGACATCTGGGTCATTGCGGCTCCTTTGTTGCTTACTATGCCTAAATTATAGCAAAATAGGCTTTTCTGGTCAACCAAAATAATAACCCTACAATTACTAGGAGTTCTACTACCGTAAAATTAGTACGATAGTAGTACTTCTGTATTTGGCGTTGTATTTTGGTCCACATGCCCATATTATAGCAAATACGGCATTATTGGTCAACCAGAAAAATGTATACTTTAGTATACAGGAGTCACAGCAGGCACAGGAGTCACTGCCGGGCGCGGAGAGGCAGTGGTATCAACGTTCAATCTCGCCTCGCCCAAACACTGATTGTTTTTGCCTTCACGCATGGCACCAACTATGGCCTGGCCGGTAAGTGTGGTGGTGTTTGCCAAACTGTTCAAAAAGGCAGCAGGACCGCATGCATCTGTTTGGTTTCCATATTGTGGAAGATTTTGCACAAAACTCATGGTGCTAATTTTATCACCTGCTGATAGTGTAAAATAATCAATGGTGGCTTCAGTGGTGTACTTGGCTGATAAATTCATTAGGTTGGCCATGTATGTCCATGCTGTGTTTAATGTGGTCACATAAGGGCTGGCACTCAGCGCACTGATGGCATTGTTGGCGTTTGTGATTTGTGTTAGTACTGCGGCATCATTAGCAGCCAATAATATATTTGTGTAAGCGGTGTTTAGTGTGGCCAATGATCCTGCTGTTTGTAATGCATTGATAGCTGTGGTGGCTGTGTTTAATTGGCTGGCAAAATTATCATGATCAATTGCTAATCCAATCACGTCACAAGTGGTTATATTACCATCTGGTCCTGTGCCAGTGGCAACTGTGTTGGCAAAATAGTCAGCTACAGAGGAATCAATGGGCGTGGTTTGTGCTTGAATCAACGGCAAATCAGCCATAGTGCTTAATCCACAACCTAACGTAGTTGGCAACCAGTAGTCAGTGTTGTTGATATCAATCCCTGTGGGCACATCTTGTTGAGCACGATAAAACACAGTGCTTGGAGTTAACTGTGCTAAATTGCCCACTGCGGGCACTCCTGGAGCATTGGCCACTACTGCGTTGGCAAGGTACGATGTATTGCTGTCCCAGGGGTTTCTTGTTACAGTGTCAATTGTGTCAGCCAAGGCAGGTATTGTGGTATTGGTGATGTTGGTGACTTGTTCAAATGCCACTTGCACGGCTTTATTGGCCACTGCTTGTGCAGGTGGAATCACTTTGCCCAAATCTTCACATCCATTGGGCGATGCTAGATACACAGACACATTGTCAGCCAAGTTCATGTTCACGCTACCATCTGTGCCATACACTGGTACAGGCCCTTGGGGTGTGGGTGTCAACAGCGTGGTGTAACTGTTGGGAAATATTTTGGTTTGATCCAACAGGTCAGTCATGTTACTGATGTTTGGAGTGGTAACTTCCAATATGCTCAACACCTGTTGTAAATCAGTGCCAGTGACATTGGCCATACCTTGATAGGCCAATTGTTGTAATCGCAAGTATTCATTGTCTGTAACTGTGCCAGGGCCTGCTAACAAAGTTTGTATTTCTTTGGCCGACAATCCTGCTGCCAACAATGGAGTCTGTACAGGTGCAAACACTCCACCCACCATGTTGCCTTCTGCGGCAATCTGACGCAACAGGCCGGCAGGTGTACCATACAACTTAATATCATTCAAATTGGTTAAGTTGCCTTGGTTGGCTAAATCAGTGGCAAAATTGCCAAAGTCTGGATTTACGTCACTGACGCTGTTTGTGGTCAACGCATTCATGTTGGTAAATGTAGGACCAAGATAAGTTTGTGCATTTACAGCAGAATTAATAAACTGATTGGTTGAGTTGATGTAACCTTGCACTGCCAGAAAGCCTTGTGCGAAACGGCCAACATCTCCGTTACCAAGGTAGGCTGCACAAGTTTGTTCAATCAGATTGCTAAATCCTGATGGGTCCAACGTAGATCCATCTGTAGCGTTGAAAGGGGTGGTTAGATATTCTGTGCTCAAATACGGATAAGTTCCCACAGGACTGGTAGGTATGCTGTTACCCAATGCAGGACACACTGCACTTCCAATGCTTAATAATCTTTCCAATGTGCTTTGTGTGGCAAAAGACTGTGCTTTATAAAAATTAACTGCGGCAATAAAATTAGTGATAACTGTAGTGGCATTAAATGTCACAATTGCTGATATCAATGCAGGTGGAAACGGCTTTAGTCCTGTGTTGGCCAATAGTCCAGCAGCCGCTGTCAGTTGCAATGGCGTTAATATACCTGCCATTATCCTGCCCTAACATCGCCGCTGCCGCCAGATCGTGCATGACCACAGGTGTCTGCATCACCAGTTAGGCTTACTGCTATTCCACTAGCGCGAACTGTGCCTGATCCACCTGCGGTGGTTGGTCCACAATGTATGCCAGGACATCCTCTTCGTCCACAACATGGGTGGGCGCTGACACCTTTGCCGGTTGTAGCAATCGGTCTTCCGTTTATGCGTACAGAGTCAATACCCGATGTAATTACACCGCCTGCTCCGTTTGCATCGCCCACTCGTTGTATTCCTGGCATGTTATCCTACTAAGATTTTCTTTTCTGGCACCTTGATGCCTGTAGTTGCTTCAATGTACTTCATACGCACATTTTCATCTGTCAATGCAGAGATAGCAACACAATTCATATTTAGCCGGGGATTTTTGTCAGGATCTGCGGTAAACATTGACGGCACTAATCCCATGCCTTGTGGGCCAGGAGCCACACTTACAGGGTCCTGTAACAGGGCATAGCCTTCGCCAGTTTCCATAACTTTGGCAATCATTTCCTCGCCAGAGTTCATTTTGAATGTGTAAACTTTTCCAATTTCCATTATTTGCTTTCTGTTAGTTTTGTTCTGAGTTCAGTGAACCCGCCCACAAATTCATCATTTAAAAAGATCTGTGGTACTGAGCGAGCAGTTGGTACTGCTTCTAGTAGTTGTTCTCGAGTCCAGCCATGCTGGATATTGCGTTCTTCAAATTCAATGTTTCGTGATTTCAGTAGCGCCTTGGCTTGGTCGCAGTGAGGGCACTGATCTTTCGACCATACAATTGCTTTCATTTTATTTTCCTTCTTTTGATTTGTCGTAAGTTTTGGCAAAGATATCTGTTTTGACAACACCGTAGTCACCTAGACCATGTCGAACAATGTAGTCATTACCTCTAGTGTATTCTAAGTTGCCCCAACTTGCTTGGACAACACCGTCATGGTCAGCAAGTTTTGCTACCTTCATAATCTTTTTAGGTGTAGCAGTTCCATTGCCGTTATCATCATAGTAGGCTGCAAACTTGATAGGACTCACAGGATATCGCTCGCCTTTAGGACCAGTAATAATCTTATGACCCACTGTGTAGTTCACTGGGCCTTCAAGAGTTTCTACTGTGCCGTTGTCTGTAGCAGTTTCGTAGTTGATAGGTGTTGGATGTTTGTAGGTTTCGAACCCACCCGGTTGGAACCATTCGTCGTTAATCATAGGTTGGGCAGTTCCTCATAGTCAATAGCATCACTCATCACACCAATAACATAGTTGGTTGATTCGTTTTCCTGCAGGGCCGTTTGTTTCTTGCTGGTGTCCACATGCTTGTTGAACCATGGAATGGGTGTAGAGCGTGGTGCCGGCTCTTGATACTTGATGCCAATTTCTTTCAGCGCATTGGCTGCTGTGTAGTCCACAAAGTCTTTTAGGATCTGTGCGTTGAGACCAATCACTGGACCCTTGTTGAACAGGTAGTCTGCCCACTCTTTTTCTTCACGGATAACATCCAAGTACAACTGATACACTTCGGCCTCGCACTCTGCTTTGGCCTGAGCAAAACGAGGGTCTTCTTTAACCACTTGATTGATCATCCAGGCAGTCCATTCCTTGTGCAGAATTTCATCTTGTAAAATTAACTGAATGATATTGCCATTGCCAATAAAGATCTTGTTCTCAACCATTGCTAAACTAGTAGCAAAGCTCACCATAAAGCGGAATGCTTCTAGTGCGTAACTGGCATTGAGTGCCATCCAAATGGCTTTGACATGTGCGTGATCCTTGACAGGAACTTCCAATTCTTTTTCACAGTTGACCATATGCAAGTGGTCATAATACCTACCCACACTTGAAGCCATGTCCACAATCTCTTTGGTGTCGTGAATGGTGCTGAACACATCCTTGGGCACGTTGTAGATGTTGCGAATGATATGGCTGTAACTGCGGCTGTGAATATTGGTTTCAAAGAAACTCCAGTTATACATTAGTGCTTCCAGTTCAGGAATGCTTACCACAGGAGTAAAAACTTGTGCTGGCCCACGGCCTTGCAAGCTGTCCAGTGCGGTTTGACGCAACAGGTTTGCGGTAAAGATATGTTTGACTGTGTCTGACGCTTCTTTAAAGTCATTGGCATCCTTGCTTAATGAGATTTCTTCTGGCACCCAAAAGAACCCCCGGGCCTCTTGCTCATACTTGGCCAGTTTGTTATATTTGACTTCTTCAAATCGTTGAATGGTCACAGGACCAGCAGGATCCAAAAACATCTTGCGATGTAAGTAATCTGTTTTGGTAGAAAGATTGTATTGTGCTTGACTCATATTACCAGTGCCTTATTGTATTTGCTATGATGAACCCGCAGGTCACAACATGTATTATAACCCAAAAGGTCTTGAAGAACAAGGCTAATCGGGCTTCTCGTAAGGTTAAAATGGGCACATCAGGACGGTCATCGTCTGTGTGCCCCATTAGGTGGCCTGTGGCTCGTGCCCAGACTTTTTCAATGCTGTTCATAATTTACAAGATTCACAATCTTCTTCAAGATCAAAATCAATCTCAAGCATGGGCGCA